TCATGGTTCCTCCTCGTTATTCGCGTTGTCGGTTGGGATGTAGCGACTGCACGGTTCAAGGTTTTCTGTCGTACATGCTCCGTGAATGTCGCACCAAAAGGTGTGATCGTCCACTTCGTCGTAGAATACACAGGTTTTGCAGGTTGCCATTGTTACCTCCTATCGAACATGTCGATGGTTTCGGTGTCGGTGATGCGGTAGTCGTAGATCGGGTCGTTTTCCCAATCTCGTCCAACTTCTTTCCGCTGGATGATGCCTTTCTCGAAGAGGACTTCGCACGAGAGAATAGCTCTGTAGTCTCTCCAATCATCGTTTTCAAGATCGGTTTCTTCCCAGCGAATAGTCTTTTCGAGATATTCTCGGCTGCACCACCTATTGTAGTTCTTGTTCAGGGCGGCGAGGACAAATGGTTCAAGCTTTTCCGCTTCGCGCCATTTTTCGATTTTGTCCTCAAGCTGACTGCGCTCGATTTCGAGGCTATCTATTTTGTTTTCGATATCTTCCAAATCGTCTTTCAAAGATTCAAGTGTCGGCATTTGTAATCCCCAAAAGGTTGATTGTTGTCGCGTCTCCCCATTCAGGGGAGACGGATTTGACATTGCTCTGAATCATGTCGCGGATAAACGATGCAGGAAACTTGACGAGCTTCCCCTGAAACTTGAAGTAGACAAGGAAGAAAGCCTCCCCGCCGTTGTTCTCCACATCAAGCAGGGCTTTCAGCTGGTGAAGCTTCGCCTTGTCCAAAGGCCAGTTCTTCGGCGCACATTCCTTGCAGTCGAACGCATAGAACGTGCCGTTATGGAAGATCTGAAAATCAAAGCCGTGTTTCCTGACGAGCGTCCCGTCGTGTAGCTGTTCCGGGTGATTCTGCTGGCAGTGAATCCCCAGCTTCTCATACTGTTTGAAAAGCTCCTTGACGGCGTGTTCAAGTCCGCGTCCTCGGTTCGCAAATGTAGTCATGCGTCCTCCTTACTTGTCGGGATACATCCGCATTTCTACTTGGTGCAGTCTTTCCTTGAAACTGGCCTGCGGCGGCTCCATGATCCCCCGGATTTCGGCAAGGTGGTCGGTCGCGGAGCCATTCATGCGGACGAATTCGGGGGCGGTGATTGCGGTGAAGTCGCCGCATTCAAGGTCCAAATTAAATTCCGGTTCTCCCGTTTCGTATTTCTCCCCGCTGGTAACATCGGGGAAATGCGGGCACCATTCGCCGCAGTAGTGGTGTCCATGCCGGAACGGGCAGACAACCGGACGCGGGGTCGTGTCGTGCTTGCGTTGAATGGAAAGCAGGCCGTTTACGTCGATAACAATTTTTTTTGCGTCAATCATAGGTGTGTTACCTTTCTAAAAGCTGTTCAATCAGGCTGGATGCCTGACCTTTTGTGAGATTCGGGAGAACACCGGAAACATCAACTTTCTTTTTCCGGGCGAGTTTCTCGACAAATTCAATCTGTTTCTCTCCGGCAGGCTGATTGCCCCACCGGGAAGAAAGAGACGTTCTCCAAAGCGGGGCACAATACCCGGCTGTCGAGCGGAGCATGTCATAGGCCGTGTCGTAACACTCCTGTGCGTTCGACACGAGCTTGTCCCCGTGATCGGTAAGGAGAACGGCATTGCCGAGACTGTCCGGGGCTGTCACTCTGATCCATTTCTTGCGCGTGTTGTCCTCGTTCGGATAGCAGACAAACATGCTTCCGTCCGGGCTTTTGTTCCAGCGCACATCATGGAGCGTGTAGTGATTCTCTCTGCCCCAAAGATCGACGATGTGAACCATGTTGATCCACGATTCCGGCGTGTCGGCCCGTGTCGCAACAAGGTTCGGAATGTCGAGAAGCAAATCCCCCTCAATGTCCTTGCGGTATTTCTGCGGTACATCCTTCGGGTCGAGGCCCAATAACGACGGGGCTGTGCAGAGCGGTTTGTTTGACACGCCGACGCAATCAACCAGCAAACAGCGTTCCTTTCCGGGCGCAAGCCGGGTCCCGCGTCCTACCATCTGCGTATAGAGCGTGGTGCTCTTCGTCGGACGGGCGATCATGACTGTTCGTGTGTTCGGCAGGTCTGTCCCCTCGGTGAAAAGGGCGCAGTTGACGAGGACCGGGATCTTCCCAGCCTTGTATTGCTCTACCAGCTCGTCCCGGTCTTTTGACTGACCGGAGACGGCACGGGCAACACCTTTCGGGCAGGCCGGATTCCACATCGTCTTGTTGATCGCGGCGGCTATGGCATGTGCGTGAGCAACATCAACCGCAAATATCAAACAAGGTGTTTCGACGATGTTTGCGACGGCCTCGGCTATCGCGTCGTTGCACCTGTCGATGTTCAGGACGCGTTCGAGGTCTGATGCCGCATAGTCACCCATACGGACCGCAACACCCGCAAGATCATAGCCTATGTCAAGGCGCTTGCAGGTGATGGGCGACAGATAGCCATGCTCGATACCCCAGCGAAGATCCTTTTGGAAAAGAATCTTCTCAAAGACGCACTCAAGACCTACGCCGTCCGCACGATTCGGGGTCGCCGTAAATCCTATGATGCGCTTCGGCTCGAAGTATTCCAGTATCTTCCGGTAGGAATCCGCGCTGGCGTGATGCGCCTCATCCACGATGATCGTGTCGAATGTCGCCGGGTCGTACTGCGTCATTCGGCGCGTCATTGTCTGAACCGATGCGGAGACGACCGGGGCTGTGCTGTTCGCCGCGCGTTCGTCTGCCATTTCAACCGCTGTCGGGCAGGTGAAATACTTTAACGGCTGGTGAACAAGTTCCGTCCTGTGGGAAAGTATGAGCTCGCGCCCGCGCAGGGGGATGTTGGCGAAGATGACAGTTTTGCCGAGCCCCGTAGCGAGCTGGCACAACCATCTGCCGTCCCCGGCCTCTTCGATTGCATCAAGACACTCCTGCTGATACTTTCGGAGATTCATCTTGTATGTTCCTTGTTCCCCCTCATGCGAGGGGGATATAGTGGTTTACGGTTCAGAACGGAATGTCGTCGGCGCTGTTCTTCGGTGCGGCAGGCGGCGCAGGGCGCTTTTCTCCGGGCTTCGGCCTGCACCAGTAGGCGACGGATGCCCGCTGTTCGCCATTGTAGGCTTCCAGCTTGGTTTTTACTGCACCTACGAGGCCGACAAAGGACCGGGCGTTGATCTGCTTCGGCACGGGCTGTGCGGCAGATTCAAAGACTTCCTGAATCTTGTCCATCACACGCGCGTCGTTGACAATGTAGTAGAACAGGATGCGTCCGACGAACTTCTTGTTCACATCGTCTTTCGCGTCGATGATCTTGAGCTTCATTTCAACCATGTCGGAGCCGGACTTGCGGGAAATCTTCTCTGCCGTCTCTTCGACGTTGACAGTGTACTCGCCGGGTGTGATCGGATCAAACGCGGGACGTTCGGAGACGCGCGACGCGTCAAAGGTAACATTGAATCCCATGTCTTATCCTTTCTTTTCGGCCTTTTCAGGAGCCGGGATTTCCGGGTTCAGGAGCGTCTTTCCGTCTGCGAGGCATCCGCGTCTGCCGAAGCGGTCTTTGGCGACGAAGCTGTCGTTGCCTTCGAGCCTGAACACGCGGGTTCCGTCCGATTTCTTTTCGAGGTGCGCCACAATGTCGTAGAGCCCCTCGGCTTCGGGCGACAGCTTTTTGCCGGACAGCGCCGGATGCGTCTTGCTGGTCTGCACGTCGGAGTTCTGCGACAACACAAGCTCTGCTTCCAGCGCGATCACGACGATGTTCTTGCCTTTCATTTCCGCAAGATCGCGCAGGATGCGGAGATAGCGTCTCATGCTGAACTGAACGTCTCCGTAATTCTTCATCGTCGGGGTCCCGCCGTTCTTGTCGGGATCCGCTTTCAGCAGCAGGAGATTGTTGGCAAGCTCGGTCGCGCTGTCCAGCACGATGTTGTCGTACGGAAGATCGCGGAGCATCAGGTCCGAGAAGAATTTGTTATAGAGCATCATGGTTTCGTCGATGCTGTTGGCGGGCGCGGGCAGATATTCAACGTCGATGCTGGCGACATTGGCAGAACGGGCAAGCGTCTTGATGCCGTTTGCTTCTGCGGCGATAATTAGGGTCTTTCCCGGCAGGGTCCCGGCAAAATGCGTCTTGCCGATTCCGCTTTCGCCGTAGACGATAGCGGAAACACCGCTGGATTTCAGGGCTTCAGAGAGTTTCATTTGTAGTATGCCTTTCCATTGTGAGGGTCAATCTCGGCATTGTCAAGCAGAGCGGGGGATTCGGTGAGGAGTTCTTCGTTGCGGGCCTGCTTCCTGACGAACAGGCAGTCAGTGTCCGGGCTGTTTTCCAAACACTTCGGCCTGTACGGGCAGGGCAAAATCTTGCAGGATTCCGGGTTCCGGTAGAAAGTTCCCTCACGTTCGCAAACGGAAATATCCTTGATCGTGAGGTTCAAGTCGTCAATGCGCTGCTTGATTTCTTCGGGGTTCCGATAGACAAACTCGGTGTGAACGCGGTTCTCGGTGACGTACCATTCGTGCAGGCGGTTCCCGTATTCAATCGGGGATTCGTCGGCTTCGTGCTGGTTCGCATACAAGGATCCGTCTTTCTTGTACTTCCGCTGGTCAAGCGGTGTCGCCTTGTACGGACGAATCGTCGGTTTCTCGACGATCACATAGAAGATCCCCTTTACTGCTTTACCCTCAATCAGGCCGTCTTCCAGCAGTTTCGACCAAGCGTACAGATAGTTTGTCGCCTGATCGTCCCACAAAAGATTGTGGAGGTATGTGGATCCGTCAACTCCCCATTGGCTGGTCGTCTTGTGTTCGATGAGGAACCAGTCTCCGGTATTCGGTTCGGTGATAACGCCGTCGATCTTTCCCAGCAGGCGCTTCGCGTACCCGGTGGAGACTTCGAACGGCCTTTCAACAAACTGGATCTGCCAATCTCGCCATCCAGCAGCCATGTTGAACGCTTTCACCATGTTCCACACGATATAAGCGTTGATCTCGTCCTGAACGGGGTCGAGTGCGGGGTTGACTTTGTTGAAGATCGTGTTTCGGATGTCGTTAATCGGTGTGCCTTTCAACAGCAACTCGATTGCGGCATGGTAATTTGTCCCGATTTCAAGCGCTGTCGGCGTTTGAACGGGCTTCAGCATCTGAATGTATTCCAATTCAAACCGTTTGCGGCATGAACGGAAACACTTCAACATGCTTGTCGTTACTTTCTGTGTGCGTTCCATTGCAAAATCCTTTGCTTAATGGTTTTTGTGTTGATGGGTGATCTGACCGCTTACTTCCCTTTAACCTCCTTTCCGTTCGCGGCCTCGAATTTCTGCAAGTCGGCAAGGCTGTAGCGCACTGTGCCGTTGGCGACGCGCAAAGACGGGATCAAGATTCCCGTCTCGCGCCACTTCTTCACACAAGCCTTGCTGACGCTGTAGCGGTCCGCAACATCCTCGGTCGTGAGGTATCGGCGGGCTGACAGTTCGTCGGCAAGGTCTTGGATCAAGGCCTGCCGACCGCCTTTTACAAGCGTGTCGGCAAGCGCGAGGATAGCGAGTGTTGATTGTGTCATCTGTCCCATCCGGTGTAGACCTGATACTCGTTTTCGATCTCGATTCCCTGATACTCGTTGAAAGCGTACAGTCCGGCGAGCAGGGCGAACAGGATAATGGCGGCAATGATGCGGATGAAGTTCGTCATGGTGATCTCCTTAGATGAGCGTCCATCCGGGCTTTGCAGGCGGGAACCCGGTGAAAGCCTTTGCGGGGTCGTGCGGATCTGCGTAAGCGTGAGGCGTGAACGCGTTCCGGCCTGTCTGCTTGTAAACAGCGTCCCGGACCTGTGCAATTGCATCGCGTCCGTTCTTGGCATCCACCCGCAGAGCATACAGCCCGCCGCAGTGTTTGTCCTTTATGATGAATTCTACGGTGTAGGTTTTCATTTTGTGTGTACTCGTTTTGTGTTCGTTTTTTTCAAAAAAAAGGTGAGGGCGAGGCGAAGAGCACGAGCTTCTGTGCAGTCGTTATTTCTGCAATACGACTTTAGCTTCAGCTTCGTTTCGAGCGGTACGCGAGCTTGAACAACTAACGTTCGTGTCATTGGTTCTCCTTTCGTTGTTGGGTGGTTGCTATACTATAGCACATTTTGAGTACATGTCAAGCGATGTATTCAAAAAAATACAAAAAAAATACGTTTTGAGCTTGATTTTTATTAAAAACGGGCTATGTTAGTATGCTTTGAAAGGAGAAAAACAATGCTCAAACTTCGTGGATCACATGTTCGTACGCTAATAGAGCAGGGCGGGGATTCCGTTCGCTCATTTTCTGTTAAGCACAATATCCCGCAGTCAACCTTGCAGGCGTGGATATTGGGCAGGCGCAATATTAAACTGAATCAGCTACAGATGCTGGCTTCAGTCCTTCACGTTAATGTATTGGATATATATGACGTTGTTCCAAGAAATAGAAAGCTGAACCAGCTTGATTCCGACATAAAGACGATCAGGGAGCTATTCCTTACAATGACGGACGAACAGAGAACAAAGGTTATCTCCTTTTCGCTTTCTTTGCTGGATGGGGCAGACAACTTGAGCGAGTTGTGAGGTAGTTATGTGGCCTTTGTATGATGATGCCTGGTGGTATGGTATTGGCGGTGGTGGAAGCGCATTGCTGGGAATCATTGCTCTTATCATTATATTTGACGATCTTTTCAAAGAGAGTGCAGAAAAGAGCAAAGAGAACAATAAACAAAAGGAACATCCTGTGGAACAAGAAAAGCCGCAGCACCCGACTTATGTTTACAAGGAACCACCGATAACGGCGCAGACGTATGAAATGCCACGCCATAGAGTAATAAAATGCGGAACACCGTTTCTTGAAGCTAAAAGGAGAAAGGAAAAAGAACAATAAAAAAGCTCCCTTACGGGAGCTGGTTACTGGTTCTTCTTTGCCCATCTTGCGGCGGCGGCTTTTCTCGCACGTTCGCGGCGGGCTTCCGGGTCTATCTTCTGCTGGCCTGCGCTTCGCTGTTCGCTGGTTTGCGCCTGCCGTGCTTTCTCCAAGTTCCTGTTGACGGCTTCCAGCTTTGCAGCAGACTTTGACTTGCCGCCCTTTTTGCCGAGGGCGGCGGCGGCTTCGGAAATGGGATCCATCTGATCTCCTTGTGTTGGGTCATACAATATACCACACACAAAGCGGTTTGTCAAGTGTTACCGGGCTCCACCCTCCCATTCCCGCAGATACCAGCCGGACATAGGGTAGGTGATAATGTCGCGTCCCGGTTCGGGGTTGTGCGGGTGGTACAGGTTCTCGCGTGTCGTCCGCATCACCAGGGCGCGATCTCCTCCGTCCGTGATGAACAGGCCAGTTTTAGGCCATTTCTCCGTCCGTGCCCAGTCGTCGGCAATCTCCTTTGCTTTCTGAAGAGTTTCGACGTTCGCCGTCATGAGCTTGTGATTGAAGAGAATGTAGTATTTCATGGCTTACCTCCAGTCGATCACGGGGAAAACATCGTCCGGCATGTCCATCGCCAGTCCGCAGTCGCTGATTCCGGTCATCACGCAGTTCCCGGCGAAGCGCTTGCCGTCGATCATGAACACGTTGCCCGGTTTGAGTTCTGCCATCATGTTGGAGTGGATGCCGAGGCCGTTGTTCATGTCGGTGAGTTCGAGGATATAGCCGTCGAGATACTTGATCATTTCCTGATTGGTCATTTCAGCGTATTCGGCGGTACGGGCGGCGGGGTTGATCTTGATTGTTTTCATGGTGTTGTCTCCTTAGTTGAGTGCGGAAGTGATGTAGTCTTTGATGGATTCCGGGAGGGGCAGAACGTTGTTCAGGTAACGGATCACGTCTCCATTGTTGCGGATCCATGTGCTGTAGAACTTGATCGTGCCGGGAGTGATGCGGGAAAGCTCCTGAAGGAACTTGATTCCGCTGCGGGTTTTGCCGTCCACGTTCCCGGTCTTTTTGACCTGCCGGATGTAGGCTTTAATGGTTTCTTCGATGCTCATGGTGATCTCCTATCAGTACGCGCAGTAACCTTTGGTGGTGAAGTCGCTCCAAGCTTCGTTGACCGCCATGCAGATCTCGAATTCCTGTTCATCGGAGATTTCGTACTCCTGTTTCCATTCCCGCATGATGCGGCGTTCGTTGCCGCAGAAGTTCCGGGTTTGGGTGAGTTCGCGGATGAGGGCGAGGCGGGCTTCTTCAGTGAGTTTCTTTTTGTTCATTGTGATCTCCTTGTCTCCCCCTCGTGATGAGGGGGATTTTGTTATGGTTGGTTTGGTTCAGTTTTGGCTATTTTCTTCGAAGAAGTCGGAGGCTTCGTCCTCGGTGTCGAAGATGTCCTGATACACGTCGCAGCGTTCTTTGGAGGTGAAGCTTGACTGTGCGGTGTCGCTGGCTTCGACGGGCGGGTAGAGGAAAGTGTCTCCGTTGTCGTAGAAGATGCTGGTGACCATGTACTTCATTGCTGGGCTCCTTTCTGTTCAGAACGTGAATCCGACGAACACTGTTCTGTTGCCGTCGCCGTTGGCAAGGCCGTGGTTCACATCGGTGAATCTGTGAGCTTCGTACTGGCGGGTGCTCCGGTCGTATCCGTCCATGACCCACACTTGTCTTTCGGTGGGTTCCTCGTGCGGGGTGAGCGTGAAGAAGTCTCCCGGCTTGACGTTCTTGAGTTTGGTTTCGTTCATTTTGAGGTGTCCTTTCGGTTGGTTGGTGATGGTGGGAAGAAAACGAACGACTATATTATACTCCATTCAAAGCGCTTTGTCAAGAGCATTTCTATCAAAAATCGTGATTTTTGTCGAAAAGTACATGTTTTGCGATAAAAAGTACATGGGAGACGTGATATTTGACATGACACTTTGATTTTTATCCTTCTTTGTATGCGTGTAGAACTTTTTAGGGGGGAGACAGAAAAAAATCCTATAGAAAAGAAATAAGAGGATATATTATCATATGTGCATCGCGTGTGTCCTTATATTAAAAAGGTGAGGGAGAAACAGGCCGCTTTCCCCATGTTTCCAAGTAGTTCAATATCGTCTCAAATATCTGTATTCAGAGGAACGGCGCATAAGTGCGGCTAACGTGAGATAATGAGTAATCGGGCATCTTGAAACGTTCGCGATCTCCCGTATATTACCAGTAATCCCAACAGAAAGGAGCCGCCGCCTATGACCGTTTCCCTTGATTCCTCGGACCTCGTCCCGCTTGTCTCAAGCATCGCACTCCTGACTTCCGCACAGCAGGCCGTCTTCCTACACTGCCTCCAGCATTCCCCGCATCCCGCTTATTACTCCGGCGAGACGCGGCGCATTGCTGTTTCCCTGCGGATGCACGTCAGAACAGTCCAGCGCTCCTTGCAGGTCATCAAACGTGACCCCATCCTCCGAAAGGTCGTCTACCCGTCGAAAGAGAGGATGCCAGTATGAGTATCACCGAACGCGCCATGCGGTATAACGAAACTCTTGATATGCTGAAGGCCGCTGGCTACCAGTCAATCGGCAGAGTCCGCATCGACCGATACCAAACTCTCGCGATCCTGACCCTTGCCATCAACCAAATCGCTTGGCTTACCAATCGCGTCCCGTTCCGCATCTACCAGTGCCTACTTGTTAGACTTGGCGAAATTGCGCGTGGTGTCTCCGCTTCTGCATCCCGTCAGGCCGCAGGGAGAGCGCGGGGGCATCAAGACGCGGAGCACCTGCACGTCTGGTGCCCGTGTTGCGGCGCTGATCTGCTGGCCGCTGGACCGTTGGAGCCTGCGGAGATCATCGAAAGCAAGACGAAAGAGGCGGCGATGCGCGGTCGATCACCGCAAAAGTCCCCACATTCGCGGCAAAACGAGGCAGAAGATATACCGATGAGAGGTAAAGAAAACGCGGAAACGGGTAAGGTCGCGGGTGTCAGGGGTACGGGGGGTGGCGACCCGACCGGGGGCCCGCTCCCGTCCGTTCTGCCCCACTCCCCCCTAACATAAAAATCGGGACTGTAGCACAATGGTACGCAAATCCAAATCATTTAGGGTATCAGAGGAGTTGCTTGCGCGGATTGACGAGCACGCATCGAACCGAACTGGCTTTGTGATTGACGCTATCAAGGAGAAGCTTGCGCGGATTGAGAATGGCGGCAAGGACGTTATTGAATCGAGCGGAGCGGGTATCGCGGATGACAGTGCGAATGCGACTTTGCTTTTTCAGAAAGAGCTTATGGCAGAAGCGCGGAGGAGGCCGAATTTCTTGCGCGGGCTGGACAGTGAGACATTTGCGAAGCTGTTTGCGTCGAAGGTGTCGAAGGATGTGCAGTCGGACGGAGAGTTGGAAGCGGATGCCTTGTCTTTGAGGACTTGTTTGGAGCGGATGCCGTCGATGCCAGATCTGACAGCGGACTTGAATCGCGTCCGAGGGCTTTTGTGCAAAGCGGAGCATGAGCGCGACATGAATCTGAAGATACTGGAACACAACAAGAACAGGTGCGAGCTTGCGGAGCTCATGAAGTACATCTTCAAGAGTGCGGTCGAGTATGCGGTTGATTTGGTCGCACGCGGGAATCTACCGGGCTTCGGAGACGGCGGGGGCATCACGGACAAGGCATATTCGGACATTGCCCGCAAGGTCGAGGGGCTATTGAACGACATGAAAGTGTTCCGGGGGAAATAATGGTCAAGGGCGAGATAGAGACACTCCGGGACAATATGGCGTTTTGGTTGAAGCGCTGGTATAGTTACCCGCTTGCGTACGTCATCGAGTGCATCGGAGACATCCCGACGCACCAGCAGGCGGAAGTCTTGAAAGCGTTACAGCATCATAACTTTGTCGCGGTGAAGTCGGGGCACGGAATCGGGAAGACGAGACTGGAAGGGTGGATAACAAACTGGTGGCTCGACACGCGGGCGCTTCGTGTTCCCATTACCGGACCGGCCGGGGACCAGCTGACGGACGTCGTCTGGCCGGAAGTCGTTTCCATGAACAAGCGGAAATGGGGCTGGATGAGTAAGCAGTACGAGGTGACGCAAGACGAACTGCGGTATCGGCAGCACCCGGAGAACTGGAAAGCGATTCTGCGAACAGCCCGGGCCGACAACAATGACGCATTGCAGGGGTTCCACCGGGTTCTGTTCATACTGGACGAGGGAAGCGGCATCCGAGACGGCATTTTCGAGGTCGCGGAGGGTGCTTTCGGTGACCCGGACAACTACGCGCTCATGATGGGAAACCCGACGCGCCTTTCCGGGTACATGTATAACGTCTTCCACTCCAATAGCTACTGGTTCACGTTGAGTTTTTCTTCGGAAAACAGCCTTGTGGACACGGAATACTCGTACACCTACATCGACCCGTGTGGGGAAATCCGGGTAATCACATGCCACGGCCGACAGACGCGGGAATGGGTGCAGAATATGCGCGACAAGTACGGGCTTTCCAGCAACGTCTACCGTATCCGCGTCCTGGGGGAGTTTGCGAACATCGGAAGCGACCAGCTCATAGAAGACAGGTGGATGCAGGAGGTGTTTCAGAAGACCGCCGGAAAGGAAAACGAGAAGTACAAGCGGCGCATGGGCGTTGACCCGGCATGGACCGGAGAAGACGATACTGGCGTCGTCATCCGGCAGGGCGACCAGATTCTTCATGCGGAATCTTGGCATGGCTTTGACCTTGTGGAGAGCTTCAACCGTCTGCGGGTGATTTGGGATGAGTGGAAAGTTGACGTCGTACACGTCGATACCGTCGGGGTAGGGGCTGGCCTCTATGATATGTTCCGGCACGCCATGTATCGCGGGGATATCGGATACCCGGCAATCAAGGTGCATTGCTCGGAGCGGGCGCCGGAGGACAAGGACGGCGAATGCAAGACGCTCCGGGATTGGCTTTGGTGGAAGAGCAGGAAATATTTTCGGACGCGGCCAGTCGGCTTTTCGGGACTGCCGGAGAATCCCGCATGGAAAAAGCTCCGGGAAGAACTCTTGGAGCCGACATACAAGATTGCGAACGGGAAAGTCGTCGCGGAATCGAAAGACGACATGAAGAAACGGGGTCTGAAAAGTCCGAACTTGGCCGACGCGCTCAATACGACGTTCTATCAGGACTACGACATCTTCCGGGAAAGCTACAACTACTCGTCGTCGATGAATCCGGCGAAAAAGAAGAAAAAACAGATGATTCGGAGCTGGAAAAGTCGATAGAAAAAAGGTACAAAAAGGTACACATAAGGACAAAAAGGGATACAAAGTGACAAAATTGCGACTCACAGAGTACGCACCTCACGGAACTATAGAGATATTTTTTCGCGAGGAATGGCATGGCATACGAATCTTCCGTTACACACAAATTCGACCGTTGGCTTCGGAGCGCAAAGCGCTTCGAGGAAACTTGGCGCCGTGATAACCAGCTGAATTTCGAGTATTACGACGGCGAACAGTGGACGGAAAATGAAAAATCGGAGATTGATGAACGCGGACAACAGTCGACCGTCATCAATACGGTCCGTCCGACTATCGACATGGTTTGCGCGCAGGAAGTGGAACGGCGCGCGGACATTCAAGTCTGCGGACGAGAAGAGTCCGACGACAATATGGCGCAGCTCCTCACAGCGCTCCTGAAACACGTTTTCGATGAATGCAACTTCGATTATTACCACTCCTTGGGATTCAAGGAAGCTTCCATCGGCGGGCGCTCGTGGCTGGAAGCGACGGTAAAGACGGATGAACGAGGGAAAGACATTGTCAGCGTTCAGCATGTTCCCTGGGAAAACGTATACCTTGACCCGTACAGCCGCAAGCCGGATGCCTCGGACGCAAAGTTCATCATCAAAATCAAGTGGGTTGACCGCGACGTCCTGAAGACTCTGTTCCCGGATAAGGTCGATCAGATTGATTCCGTCTTCGATGATGACTACAAAGGGCAGGAATACGAGGCCCAGACGGACGCAAGCGACCGCGGCAACGATTGGTATTATGACCCGAGAACGCAGCGCGTCAAGGTCTGCGAGTGCTGGTACACCAAGCCGACAAAGGAATACGTCGAAATCCTGAATGATACCACCGGCGAGAAAGAGAAGAAGAAAATCTTCAAAAATAAGGTCCATCACGTCATCTTCTCGGATGAAGTCATCCTGTCCGGCAGTAAGGACGATGACGAGAAAAACGTGAATCCGCTCGGCGTCGACCTGTTCCCGCTCGTTCCGATCTACTGCATGCGCGACCGCAAAGGCAGGCCGAAAGGCATTGTACGGGACCTCGTAGACATTCAGGATCAAATCAACAAGCTCAACAGCAAATTCCTTTGGACGGTCGCGGCAAACCGCGTCATCATCGAAGAGGGCGCAGGGCGTGACGCGGACGAAATCCGCGAGGAAATGCAAAAGCCGGACGGACTCGTGATCCTGAACGACGGCGGTCTTTCAAGGATGCGCGTGGACGACAAGTACCGCGACCTTTCCTACATGAGCAACCACCTGAATTTCCTGTTGCAGACGGAACAGCGCATTTCCGGCGTCAATGATTCCATGCTCGGACTTGGCGGAACGAACGAGCGAAGCGGCATCATGCAGAACACGCGCATCAATCAGGGTGCGGCGATGCAGACGACGATCTTGGAGAACATGTATTTCTCCAAACAGCGCATCGCGCTTGTCGTGCTTCGCCTTATCGGGAAGTTCTATACCGACTACCGCGTCGTCCGCATCACACAGCCGAACGGACTCACCGACAACTACGAGTTCAATCTTCCCACCAAGGACAAAGACGGCAACGATACGATTCTGAACAAAATCGAAGACACGCTCTATTACGACGTCGTGCTCAAGAAAGTGCCGCCTTTCAGCTCCATGCGCGAACGCATGCTTACCATCTTCAGCGAGATTCTGAAATCGAATGTCATTCCGGCTCCGATTGCCGGCAAGATGATGATTATGCTTTCGGATATGCCGAACAAGGAAGATTTGATCCTCGAACTTGAAAACTTCTATCAGGCGCAAGCTCAAGCCACACAAGCTGCACCTGCTCAACCTAACCCAAATCCCCCGGTGTAAAGCCGGATTCGGAGGAGAGACAAGATGGCAACGGTATCGGAAACAGAGGAAAGTTTCATCGACAGCGTATTTGGCGGAGAAAACGATCTCCATTCCCAAAATGACGCGAAAGACGAAACGGGAACCGGTAAGACAACTCACGACGACGGCGACGAAGAAATCCCGACCGATGAAACGGACGATTCGATTCGAGACGACGGAGACGAGGAGCTGGGCGATTCTATCGACGATGGAATCGAAGACGACGAAGAACCCGCGGAAGACAAAAAGTCCGCGGAGAAAGCGCCGGAAGCGCCGGAAAAGGATTCCGCAGAACTGAAACAGGAAATCGAAAATCTCAGGAAGCGTCTTCACGACACGCAGTCGGCTATGCATAAAGCAACGACCGAACGCGCGGCGCTCAAGAAAGAGCTGGACGAGCTCAAGGCGAAGAAAGAGAATGAAGATGACTGGTTCAGCGAGTACGATACCGCACGCGAAAAGGAACTCGAAACAAGCTTGAAAAAAGCTGACGAGGAAATCGCGCGACAGCAGGCTGACGAAGACGCACTGAAGAGGCAAGAGGCCGAGAAGTCTTGGGACGCGGCCGCGGCTCCGGTAATCAAGGAACACCCGGACTTTGAGAACGTCATGTACGAAAAGTTCGCTCCTTTACTGGATCCGAAGACAGGGAATCAGCAGGTCATTTCCGAGTGGGAAAAGCTTCAGGACAAATCCCCCGCATCCGCTTACGAGTTCGCGAAAAAGCAGCTCGATATCCTCGAGTTCCAGCGCGACCCGAAAGCGTATAAGGAAAAGCTGCTGAAATCGAACAAAAAAAATAAAGACTTCGAAGACGACGTTTGCGAGCCCCGCGGGAAAGCCGGACTTGATATGCTGAACAGCGAAGATTACGGTTCGGCATCATCCGAATCCATCGGAAGTTTTGTTGACGCAGTCTTCGGATAACATGAAAGGAGGCTATTATGCCCCATTTCGTACCCGATTCTGCACACTATATGCGTGGCACGGGACAGCCCGTGACCCCGCTGAAACACTCCCTCGAAATTTACCGGGAGTACATGCTCAACATGTTCTTCACGAACATGTCGGGCAAAAAAGGCTCCGGCAAGCCGATCATCATTGACGATGAAGTGTTCAAAGGCCGTGACAGCGGCGACGTCGGACGCTTCCACTTCATCCCGCAGTTCCACGGCGAAGGCATCCGCGGTCAGAACAAGAGCGTCATCGGCAATGAAAACACCCTTGACGAGTTCTACATGGACCTTCGCATCGACCAGCTCACGCAGTCGTTTGCCCGCAAAGGCAAGATGACCAAGAAACGCACGATCTGGGACGCCCGCGAAGAGTTCAAGCATCAGCTGGCGAACTGGTTCCGCGAAGCGACCGAACAGGACATCGTCGAATCTCTGTCCGGCTACAACACGGACGGCGCGACCTATATCACGGGCGAAGCCGCCCTGACGCATGATGCCGTCACCGGCGATCATCGCTGCCTCCGCGTTGACTATGCCGACAGCAAGTACGGCGTGGTCGAAGTCTCCTCCGCGAACTCCGACACCACCGCGCTTCTTTCCGCTCTCAGCGCCAGCGACATCATGAACACGTACATCCTCGACGTGCTTCAGGACTTTGCCAAGACAGCGGACAGCAAGTACGCGATGCGCCCCATCCGCGCAAAGAACGGCGAAGAGTACTACATGCTCGTCCTGCATCCGCGTGCCGCTATTGACCTGCGTGCCGACCCCCGCTGGGAAAAGCGCGCAATCGCCGCCATGACCGGCAAGAACAGCCTTGATGGGGACCCCATCGCCACCGGAGCAATCGGTGTGTGGGAACACATCATCGTCAAGGAAGCCGGATTCATCAAGACGCACAAGAACGACGCCGGCAGTCTCCGTTTCGCCCGCAACCTGCTTCTCGGCGCCGAAGCCGCAGTCATGGCATACGGACAGACGCTCGACTACACGGAACAGCTCGACGACCACAAGCGCCGTCTCTCTGTTGCCGCCGATGAAATCCGCGGCATCCGCAAGCTGACGTTCGACGGCACGGACCTGAACATCGCGCAGATTCCGTGCGCCATCAGAGTTTAACCGAAAGGAGATTTGACCTATGGCATCCGCAGATATCACCAGCAAAGACACGTCCGTGAAAGGCGTGAACAGCCCTACCAACTACATTCGTTCGGAAGCGCATCTGATCGACGGTGTTGAGAATCCCGGCATCCTTGCCGCCGATACTCACAGCCTGTTCGTGATCCCGAAAGGGAATGCGATTGTCGGGCTTAAAGTCGTTGCTCTCTCCGATACGACTTCCGCCGGCTCCGCGACGGTCACGTTCAAGGTGAAAGTCGGGACTGAAACTGCAACGGCTGTCGGCAGCGCGATCGCAAAAGCGAACCTTGCCGCGGGATTCGTTCACAATCTCGCCGTCGCAACGCTCGCGTACGGTTCCGGTTCCAGTGATGACATCACGATTCAGATGACCGTCGGCACGGCGGCACTGACGGCGGCAAAGCTGCTCGTCATCGTCGACACTGTTCCCGTCGAAATGTTCATGACGGCAGGTTGACCGGATCATGGCGTCGCCGTCTTTCAGTCCGATTCGTGAACTGGTCCGAAAGTCCATTCGTGACGTTTTCGGATTGGTCTGGGACGACGACGCCCTTGACCGCACCATCAACGAAGCACAACGAGAATACGCCATTTTGAGCGGTTCGCTTGTTGGGAGCGTAGCCGTTCACTCCTCGGAAAGTGGCGTATTCTCTCTTCCCGACGATTTCATTCTGCCGGTGAAATTCATCGGCAAAGACGGATGGGAAGTTCCATTTTACAGCTGGCGCAACATCCATGCGAAATACCCGGACTTCCGCAAGGTGACTGGAACGAATCTTCAGTGCATCATCACGGATTTCGACGGATACGGAAAGATGCGCCTGTTTCCAGTCCTGCCGCAAAGTGAGAATGTCGGCACGCTTTATTACCAGCGCATGCCGCAGAAAGACAAACTGGAAACAAAAAACAAGCGGGCGATCGAATTGCACAGCCTGTTTCAGGCTTTTCTTATCGACGGCAATCCGTCCGCATCCACTTACTACACCCGTTTTCTTCAAGCCGTGAACGAGGAAAACGCAGTCCAGCGCGGGATGAAGACGAAGAGCAGACTGCGCCGGGGGAGATTCTTCTAATGCAGAAAGACGAGTACATCAAAATCATCCGCGGTTTCCTGCATGACCCGCAAGGTAAAGTCTTTGATAACGACGAGCTGGAAACAATGCTCAAGACAGCTGCAGATACCTACTGCAAGGATACTGCGCTGTATCGCGGTGTGTTCAGTCTTTATGTCGATTCCGAGGCAGTCGGAAAGCTCCCGGACGACTACATCGAGTTTGTTGCGGGATGGAACGGAGATGGATTCCATCTTGAATGTGCAGACGTGGATTATCTGAGAACGCAGTACGGGCACTATCTTGCGGTTGAAGGGCATGCGCGCTTTATCTATGAGGATTTGGACAATATCGGACAGTACAGGATTTGCCCGAATCCGTACAAATTCGAAAACCTTGTTCTGTACATCCCGGAGAATCCGTACGGCGTTATGCTGTTCGAATCCTACGGAACGGCAAAAGCACGAAAGGGATACGGCATCCCGGTATCCATTGCGAAATTCGATAACATCGGGGATGTTGCTTATGTAAAAACCGTTTCCTACGAAGCGGTTCAGGACTATATGGCCTTGATCTACCATGCCGTTTATCAGGCATACACCATTGACAGCGATTTCCAAGACGCGGACAAAGCACGTCTTTTCTTCATTCAATACAGGGGCCGTGTTGCCCGCGTCGGAAACGTAATCCGTTCCGTGCCGCATGTGCGCCGTGAAGCCAACTTCTTCTGACGGAGGAATCCATGAACAACGAATACGATATTGACACACGCCTGCTCGGAAAAGAGGATATCAATTTCGATACCGATGGGACGGGCGCACAGGATGCATATACCGACCTGAACGGTGTAAGCCATCCGGTCACGAAACTCAATGCTTCCCATCTCCCGATCCGGGCAGATACACGCAGTGTTGTTGACGGTGCGACAAATGTTGACGAAGCTGTTTCTGCGCTTTCCAACAAGATTCAGGAAATCGAAGACCAGCAGGCAACGGCCATGTCGGAAGACAAGACCGTCGATTTCGACCAGTACGGCGATCAGACGGCACGGCAGGGCGCGATTGATGCGCAGTTGAAGAATCTCGGTGGGCATACCTTGACGTTCCAGTTCCCCGGCAGTCTTGACACGATGTATATCTCTGCAAAGCCGCTTCTGTTCGAAGAATTCTACAACGGAACGCTGGTTCTTGACCTGAACGGTGTGAACATTCAGGACAGCGGCGCGTTCTCCCCGGAGGGTGTTTTGCGCATTGAAAACTGCCATTGTGCGGTTCGCGTTATCAATTCCAGTACGGGCAGTACGGGCGGGGCGATCCAGTATGCGGACAATCATTACGGCGTCGGGCTGTATCAGGTTCCGAACTGCTCTTTTGAATCCATCGCGTTCATTGGTACGAGTGCAACGAATCACTATGCCGTCTACTCCTACGCAAGCAATTTCTGCTTCTCGGAATGCTCGTTTACGAACAGCAAGAAATTCGACCTGAAGAGCGCGTACAAGGATTATGTGGATTCTGTTCACAACGTTGACGCAACCGCACACGCCGATGCAATTTCAGCGGGCGCGGCAACTGTCGTAGCCGCACACAATACCGCGGAATCCCCTCATCAGGGAAAGTTCGAGTTAGCGGGTGCGATTTCCACACACAACAGCGATTCGACCGCTCATAGCGGTACATTCGAGCCGGCAGGCGCGGTTTCAACGCACAACAGCGATCCAAATGCGCACAGCCTTTCGAGTCAATATCCTTATACCGATTTCTCCAATGTGACCGATGTTCAGGATTTACAAAACATTCTTGGAAAGTTGGGGCTTGCCACTATGGGCTATACGGCGTATTCCGGGCAATCTCCTTTCAATCCGCAATTCAATTCCGGTGGGTATTTGTTCATTCCCGCGCAAGTAGGCTCGGATGGAAGCTGGGTACCTCTTGTTTTGGAATGGGGATATACGGATGTGTTTTCGACTGTTTCACAAGGAGGCGGGGACGAATCTGGACAAAACGCGATTCAACAGAAAACCATATTCCTTCCTGTCCCCATACGGGATTGTCTTCATCTCTCATTCTCTCAGGACGGAGTAGAAGGCACTACTTCCGGGCATGTTGATGATCATGATGCTCAAGTTGCTGTTACAATCAATCTTGTTAATTTCCAAAGTGATGCAGGCGATAACACAGCGGATAGTTTTGTCTGCCGCGCCCGTCGCGTTGTTTCCGGGTATTATAACACGACATATCGTTTCCATTGGTTCCTTGTCGGCGTTTATGCTGGCTCGTTCAGCTCGCTTCCGATTCAATATCCGCCGCAGTCTTAAGGTGAGCGCATGAAAACCTTTTCGACGAACAAATTTACAGGCGGGATGAACGAATGGATTCATCCGACACTGCTTGAATCGAATATTGCGGCGAAGCTGGTGAACACGGATATCAGCGACGGAAAGCTCGTTCCGATCCGTCGCCCTGTTTACCTCAGCTCGAACGATCCGGTAGCATACGGACATTACGGAACGAAAGACAGGAGCGCCGTCAAATACAACGAACGGCACTATTGGAGCAACAACAATGCGACAGCGGCGCCGTACTACGGCGGTGATCCCGAAAACTTCCTCGGCATGCCGTATCCGACTTACGGCGAGGATGGAAATGTTCAGATTGATTTCACGAACACCGGAACACTTACCGGGCAGTACAAATATTGCGTGACATTCGTTTCTCCGAACGGATGGGAAGGCGCGCCGGGCAGTCTCGAATCGTATTGGGTGGAACAGGAAATCACAGAAAAAAGCCCGATCGTAACCGTGACGTGGACGGATGCACGAATCGAGTATGCGAAGATTTACAGGACGGCAGACCACGGCGCGGACTTCTATGAGGTTGGCAGGATCGAGACGAGCGGGGGAACGTTCACCGACGATGTTTCGGACAGCACGGCGGAAATGGGGAATCCTCTCACGACGGAAGAATACTATGCCCCCCCGGATGGCGGGAAATACCTCTGCGAGAATGGCGGCGTGTTCTTCCTTGCGGTCAACTCCTTACTTTATTTCTCCGCGGTTGGGAATCCGCATGCATGGCCGACGACGCAGTTCATCGCGTTCGATGACGTTATCACGGGGATCACGCCGGAATTTCAGGGCGTTCTCGTGTTCACGCGAAATAAGACGTATCGCGTCATCGGTGCGGATACGCCGGAGACGGTTCAGAAGATTTACATCCCCGGCAATCACGGGTGCGTTACATGGCGCAGTATCGCGGCATTGAACAATGCCCCGGTATGGCTGAGCAACGACGGCATATGCCTATGGGACGGCAACAGCATCACCGTCCCGAGCTATCGCGTCATCAGGACGGATGGATTACAGGAATCCATCAAATGGGCGGCGACGGCGAACGATTCGTATTATCTGTTTCTACGGCGCGAGACGATCGTATTCGATATCAGGAACGGCGGTATCTTCTACAAGCTGGATTTCTCGTTCGAATACGCGTGGTACGACGTAAGCAGTGGAATCTTCTATCTTCATAACCCGAACGGGACGTATCAATACAACGCGGGTGACAATCTCAAGATCAAGTATCTTTCCCCATACATCGGCGGATCGGAGAACGCGATCAAAATCTATCGCGAGGTCTATGTGTTCTGCGAAGGCGAATCCGACATTTCCGTCACGGTTGACGGATATCCTTTATGGAAAGATCCGATTCGTCTGCCGTCAGGTCGGCAGAGAATCAAGCTCCCGTTTCATGCGGTAGGCCATTGGCTTTCTATTTCTCTTGAATCAACTTCGAGCATCCACGAGGTAGCGGCGCTTTATGATTGATGCGGAGACAAGGCGATATATCGACCTGCAAATGGAACGTTTGCGTCGGGAGATGCGCGAATGCACGGCAGGGAAAGATACCGGGCCGATTGCGCGCGCACAATATGCGGTGGAAGCGGGAATTGCGGGTACAGCAGGCTATGCAACGACGGCGGGCGAAGCAGAGGTCTATGGAGGAACCGTAGGATATGCGGAGCGCGCCGGAGAAGCTGAGGTCTATGGTGGGACTGTTGGGTATGCTGAGCGTGCAGGCGAGGCGGAAGTTTACGGAGGAACTGTAGGGTATGCTGTCCATGCCGGGACCGCTTCGGTCTATGGTGGGACGGTAGGATATGCCGTTCATGCCGGAGAAGCGGATGTTTACGGGGGGACCGTATATTATGCAAACCAAGCAGGCGGCGCAGGCATGGCGAATGGCGTCACGCAAGAAGTAAAGGAAGATATCCTTTCTTCCGCGGGAACAACAGTACAGGATATCTCCGCAACAGTTTCCCTTAGCGGGGCGACCGTTTTTCTTTCCGATTCAACATCTTCTGTTATAATTGAACCGGCAAATGCAAATGTCCAAATATCGTCGGGCGCAAATGGAGAAATACAAATTGGAGCTTCTGCGGTAACTGGAATGCCGAATTATGACGCTGGTCCCATAACATATGAAAGTGTCGATAGTTTGAATTCATATATTCACACTTTCCAAATTTCCGTATGGATCATAGGGGACGCAGGTGTCGGAACCAGTTCAGACATGACCGGATATGTCAAATTTTTTATAGACAATACGCGTAACATCAATTTATTTAACCTTTCCGCATATCAGAATCAAGGCGCTTTTTACGGACTCAGCGTCGGATTTTGTATTCCCGTCCCGGCAGGGCATCAGATTGAGATTATTGCAAACGGAAACGCTACTGCTGGTTTTTTTATTTATCCGGCGACTTCTTAACATAAATGCTAACAAGTGCGAACCGCAGAATACGCACTTTCCCTTATATATGAACAAACACAACTTTTTCGGGAGAAACAAACATGGGTAGCGGCGGCGTAAATTCAAGCTCGAATAAGAGTTCCAGTGACAGCTGGAGCAAGAGCATCAGCGATTATTTCAGCAACGCTTTCTCGCAGAACACAAGCGAAAGTCAGCAGACGAGCCAGTCCGGGACGCGTGCAAGCGAACTGAGTCAGGAACAGCTCGGCATTCTACAGGAACGTCGTGCTGAGGCGAACAACTATTTCTTCCCCGAGCTGAAGAACGCGATTGCGGAGAACAGCGCAGGGACGAAACAGTTTGACGCGGCTATGGCACAGCAGGCCGGTGCGATCAATACGGCGTATAATGCGGCACAAAAAGCGACGGAGCAGTCGTTGGCGCAACAGGGGCTGAAAGGAAGTTCCACCGGGATCGAGGCGGCTATGAAAGCGGCGAACAACCGGGCGCGTTCCAGCAGTCTCGCGCAGGCATACTACAATCAGCTGGCGCAGGGACAGCAGAACAAGATCAATCTCCTGAACACGATGGGCGCGATGATGCCGCAGACGACGAATTCCGCGGAATACTACAGCAGTTCGCAGTCGCAGGGTACGAGTCAGGCGCAGGGCACCAGCACGAGCGAAGCGGGCGGTCACAGCGAATCCAAATCTCAAAGCCAGTCTCAGGGCAAAGGATCCGGGACGAACTGGAATCTCGGACTGTTCACATGAAAATCTGCAAACGTCTCCCCGGCACAATCAACACGCTCCAGTTCGTTTCAAACTGGTTCGAGGATTTTTATCTTCGGAAGGCTATGGACGAACGGTTCATCAGCAATCATTATGTGGTTTGGATGCTTCTCGACGGGATTTTGCGGGGAAGCATTCAGGTCTACGGCGTGTTCGATGTGAAGAACGGAGAGGCGGACGATTTCGCCGGACTTTGTTTCGGATGGATCACGGAGGATGAATACTTCGAATGCCATTTGGCGTTCGACCGTGACGAGGACGCGATGGAATGTGCGCGTCTTTGTCAGGAGCGGCTTCAGGAAGAAAATCCCGAAGTCAAGGGCGTTGTCGGATATATCCCGGATCGGAATCGTGCGGCACGGATGTTCGCAAAACGGTTTGGATGCCGTGACAACGGGATTCAGCAAGACAAATTATTTCTCAAAGACGGAATGGCATATGCATGCCGCGAATTCCGCAAGGACTTTTAAGGAGACGTTATCATGGGTGGCATCGGAAGTGTTTTGATGGCGGCAGGTTCCGCAGTCGGAAGTGCGGCTGAATCAATCGGCAGCATGGCAACCGGACCGGCGCAGAGCTTGGCAAAAGGCGCATTCGACGCAGGGAACGGCGTGATCAATGCCGGTAAAGATACGCTTGCAAACGCATGGGCTAAGACAAATGCCATTACATCCGGCAATGCCGGGGATATCGCATACGAGGGCGCGAAAGCTCTTTTCTCCGGGAGTTACGGCGGCGCAAAGCAAACACCGTCCGCTCCTACGAATGACAAGCCGCAAGTTGTCCCGGCACAGGCGCAGGCTCCAGACGCGAAAAACGAACTCGACAAGCTCATGTCAAACATCATGGGGTGAGATATGACCGACGAAGAAAAACAGAACAACAAATCCGTTCTTGCCCGTGCCGCCGAGGGTGCAATTGACGGGCTTGCAAGGAAAAGCCCGATGCTGGGCGGGGCAATACAGGCAATCGCGAACACGGACGAATATCAGGCGCGACAGCTTGAACGTGATGCGGCGATACAGAGAAATAAAGAATTCCTTGCTGGTGCGGCCGGCCGCGAAGATCAGGCGAGGATTGAACAGGAACAGCGCGACGAATGGCGAAGCCGCAAAGGAACGCGTGATGCCGCGAACGAAGCGGCGTTGAAAGCCGCGCAAGCGGAGGGCATGAAAGCAGATGAATACATGTCCCCGGAAGCACAGGCGGCACGGAAAAGCGCGAACGAAGCGGCGACTGCACAGAATCGTCTTAAACTGGACCTTATGGACCAGCAGCAATTTGAGACGCGTCTCGGCGGTATGCGGAAGAATCTCGAAAACGAACTTTCGAACAATCCGATGTACAGCATGATGACGTTCAACGAGCGGAATGCGTTTCTCGATTCTCCGGCCGTGCGAAACATGCTTGAAGCCTCCGGTTACATGGAGGATATCATGTCGATGGCGTCCGGCGACAAAGATGCCTATGATCGCCTTGACCGCGCCCTGAATCGGCAGGGGTGGGATCTGAAGAAAGGCGAGGACGGAATCATGTACCTTGATATGGGGTACGGGAATGTCCTCCCGGCGACGCGGGAAAGCATCGCGGCAATCAACAAACAGGTTCACGACGCGGCATTGGAAGAACTCAATGCGCGTTCCAGTATCAGCATGACCGCTTCGATGGGCGATCCGGCGAGACGGAATATCGCAAAGTATGCCAATGCGCTCATGCCGTACAATAACAACAGCGCGGCGGCGAGCCTCAAAGCGGTTCAGTCTGTTTACAACAGCGCGAACGACGAACAGAAAACATGGACTTTCTTCAATCAGGCTCTTCAGGACTACACCGACCCGCTTCTTCCGACAAGTGCGAAGATGAGCGGTCTGCAAAGATGTCTCCCGTTCCTTCAACAGCTCGGATGGGCGGTTGAGGGATTCGACGAGAAGAATCCAAGTATGGATTCCGTCGTCCTGAAAAACGGAAAACAGATTCTTTCGTTCTCGCAGTTCGCGGATCTCTGCAAATCGAATGACACCATTTCCGCACAGCTTGACGATATAGTCGCGCGGAATCAGCGTCAATTCGGCAGGGATGCCATTCTTGAAGCGATGAAGAACGTCAAGGACACGGGGAAAGCCGCGAAGGGGAAGAAAGCGGAAGACGCATTTCTCGAAGATGAGGCGAGGAAGCCGGAGATGAATGGTGAGCGTATAAGCGTGAGGAATGACCTTGTTTCCGCTTTCGGTGCAGATTTCAAGGTCCTTGACGAGGAACAGCAGAATTCTGTCGTCGATGCCGTTTCCGACTTCAATGGAATTCTTGTCTCCACGATGCAGCAGGAGGGTGTGAAGTCTGCCGGAGAATTGAGCCAGTCTTCTCTGAAAGCGCTTCAAAGCGAATGGGAAAAGATGATGGATGAAATCGGGGTTGAAAAAAATAATCCGATACGGAAGAAAAGCCCCGTATCTAATCTCATTAAGCCGACTGAAGGTCCTGACGTCGTGAAAGATTTTGTCGTGAAGCCTGCAATGAAAGTAACAAACGCCATTACTGGTGCGGACAAAGGAATGAGCAAGGAGCAGAGCTCCGGGATGACAGAACTCGGCGCGAACCTCGTCATGCAGATTCTCAAAACAAAGGCAATGAACGCCATAAGCAATCCGTTCGGGAGGTAAAATATGCCTTTTTTCGCTGACGATCCGAATTATGTCCTCCCGAAACAGGGGATTCTTGATACTGACTGGAGCGGCAAAACTCCTGAACAGAAGCAAAAACTGTTTGACCGTCTCGAACGTTTAGGGCTTGTTGCTCCACGAAAAGACGGCATCCTTACGGAACTTGCGGAAGGTGCAGAAGGTGCGGCTTATGGCGTTGGCAAGGGGCTTGGCTCGACGCTCGAAGAGGCGACGGGCTACAGCGGGATGAAACAGTATTTCGGTGATGTGATGCGCCGGAATCAACAGCTTAATCCGTACCCCGGATACAAGGCTTTGAGCCTGAATCCTACTGATATCGCCCGTACCATCGGCAGCGGTGCGGCGCAGAGTACGCTGTCTCTTGCTGGTGGTGTTGCGGCTACCGCGCTTTCCGGCGGCAATCCGGTTGCGGGTGTTATTGCCGGGACCGCTACCATGTTCGGACAGGTCTATGGCGACCGCGTGCAGGAATACCGCGAAGCGTTCCCGGACGAAGACGAAAGCGTCGTCAAGGGATATGCGTTCCTTTCCTCTCTCGGCGAATCTTTCATTGAAACGCTTTTAGGCCCTGAACAGCTTGCTACCGGAATCGCGAAGAAGTGGGCGACTGGTGCTTTGAAAGAAACGACAAACAGCCTCTTAAAGACCGTCGGCAATGAGGCTGTAAAAAACTTCATCACGGAAGGTTCGGAAGAAGTCGCACAGGATTTTTGGGATAGAATCTGCCGCTCCGCATTGGAAGAAGAAGGGCTACAGCTTCCGTCCTGGGAAGAGGTCGGCGAAACGTTTATGGGCGGCGCATGGAGCGGCCTTGCCCTCGGCGCGGCCGGCGGCGCGTTTGAAAACGTGGCGTCTCGCGGAAAGAATCTCGACCGTGTTCCCATTTCCGAAATCCCTGACAAGCCGGGTGGAACGCCGGGCGCAGATACCTCTGACAAAGGCGGCGTCGTTACCCCTGACCCGACGAAAGACAAGACGCTCCCGGCTTCTGTTCGTCTCGCGGCCGCAGTCGGGAAACAGCTTGGAATCGACGTTCATTTCTTCGATGAGCCGGGTGCTCCGTCGCAGACGGTAAACGAGAACGGCGACCGTGCGGACGCATGGTATGACGAAGCGACCAATCAGATTTGGCTTGACCGCGTAGCTCCCGAAAACAGCATCATGGCGTTGCTGGGGCATGAGTTCAAACATTACCTCGACAAAAACCACGGCTCCCTTGTGGAACATTTCAACGAGCTTGTCCAGAGTGGTCTGAATGAAGCTGGCCGGGAAGCTGTCGCCGCGGCTGAAAAGAAGTACGAGGAAGCCGGGCAGGGAAAAGGTAACGGTCTTGTCGAAATCGGTGCGGATGAATTCGGTCGGATGTGGCAGGACCCGGATTTTTGGCAGGACGTAGCGGCCCGGGCAGAGAAGATGGAAGCTGGCTTAGGGCAGAAGTTCATGGATGCCCTGCAAGAGTTCCTCACGATGATTCGCAAGGAGCTGAAGAAAATCGGGACACCGGAAGCCAAACAGCTTTTCGACAACCTCGGAGAACTGCGCGAGGAAGCCGTCAAGATCACCGCCGAAATCAAACGTCAGGCCGGGACGAGTACGGAAGAGGAGAACGTTGTCGGCGTGAACGGCTCGACGACCGTTGAGAGCGTTCCCGTCTCCGAAATCAACCTTGACCCCGAACGTTTCCAGTTCAAGAGCAACACCAACAAGAAAACGGGTGTTGACGAAAGCAATCTTATCGGCGGGGAATGGGACCCGAAGTCTGCCGGAATCCTCTATTTGTGGGAGGACAAGGACGGCAATAAGTTTGTCGTGAACGGGCATCACCGTCTCGAACTTGCGAAGCGCAAGGGCGTCGAGAATCTGAACGCGATCATTGACCGGGAAGCAGACGGCGTAAAAGCGGAAGATGCACGGGAAAACGGCATCCTCATCAACATCCGCGACGAGCAGGGCGAAGTCCGTGACTATGCGGATTTCGTACGATCCTCGAAGATTGACGAGGCTACGGCAGAGAAGGAAGGTATTCTTTCCCGTAAGAAGGGCAAAGCCGGATTCAATATTGGGCATTACGCGAGCGACAACCTGTATGCGACGTATCGAAACGGCGATGTTACCGATGCTCAAGCCGCGGCAATTGCCGATATTGCGCGCGGCGATACCGGTCTGGAAAATGCTGGCATTCGTGCCGCGAAGAATGGTATGAAGAAGGTTCAGCTTGTCGAGCATTTGAAGTTCCTGAAAGCCAACGGCGACTTGCGGCAGAAAAACGAGGAAACGGGCGATCTGTTCGGTGGGTTCGACGATAGCGCATTGAAGCTGTCCGAGGAGCTGTCCGCGAAAGCTCTTGAGCATATCGACGGCCTGAAGAAGCTCATCAACTCCGCGAAGTCCGCGATCAAGAATCCGGCAGAAGCGAAGAAACTCGGCGTTTCCGTCGGCAAGGAAGCGCAGAATCTTCTTGACCGGACAAAACAGGAGCTTCAGGATTGGGAAAACTGGCAGACAAACAAGACGCTCCGCGATCAGCTTCTGAAGGAAATCAAGAAGACGATGCCGGAGACGGAGGAGAAGGCGCCGGAAAAGTCTGTAGAGACGAAAGCGGATGAGGTGAAAGCCGAGGCAAAGAAAGAGGAAACGAAAACCGAGAAGCCGGACACGGGCCGCTTCAATCCCGATTCCGAAACTCCGCTCCTTACCCCGGAAGAGGATGCGAACGACTTTACTCTTATTGACCAGACGCCGGAAGAGGCGAAAGCCGATGAGAAAGCGGCAGAGCAGAGAGAAGCCGAGGCGCGCGAACGCGCGGATCAGCATTCGAAACGGGATACGCCGGAGCTGGATTTTGGGGAGAAGAGCGAAGAGCAGGCAAAGCCCGCTCCGCTCGAATCCTTCCCGGAAGATACGACGAAGAAAAGTCCGCTTGAGGTTATTCAGACGGCGAAGTACGGTAGCCCGGAACGAATCCTTGCTTTCGGTGATCTTCCCAACGGAGAAGGGGAGCTTTACGGCGTGAAGTATGTGAAGAACGGGAATATGTTCAAGATTGACGGAAATCTTATGAGTTTCCGTGCGGTCGAGAAGTATTTCCGCGGTGACATCACGAAGAATCCGATCACGCCGGCGGAAAACCAGCCGAATCAAAACGAGAATCTCGGTAAGAATCCGGTCGAGGACGCGAAACTCCTGTTTGCGGCACAGCCCGACGTCCGAAGCGCATTGCTGGACGGGAACTATACTCAGCGCGAACGTGACATCAAATTGCGTCGCATGGGTATCCCGGAGAACGTTCGGGATGAGCTGTTCAAGCTTGCGGAACAGGAGAAGGCGAAGAAGAATGAAGAGAAGCCCGCTCAACCTTCCGCTCCGAAAGAGAAGATCGAGGACTTCGGCGAAAAGATCGAAGGTGCGAGAAAAGACACGGCTGTCAAGACCGGGAAGCGCGGAACCACGAAGGGCGGCGAGGTTGTCGAGAACAAGGTCCCCGCTTGGCGCAAGAAATACCATGTCACGCAACAGGAAGACGGAACATGGTCTATCTTCGAGGAACACGAGGGGCTGTTCAGCAACTACCGCACGGTAGGGAGAGGATTCAAGACGCAGGAAGAAGCTCTTGCGGCGATTCCGGCAGCGTATATTTCCTACAATTTCCGTTTCTACGAAAGAAACGGGAAATGGTCGATCTACCGCAGAAACAAGACCACGCGCAACATGCCGAACATCAAGAGCGGATTCGACAGCGAAGAAGATGCGAAGAAATGGGCATTGGAGCATGTGGACGAGCTGGCAACTCTACGGAGTACGAAGGGCGAAAACGACCTTATGGTGAAGCCGGACTATGAGCGTACCGGAGAACGCCGCATGAAGCGCGACGTGACGCCGGAAGACTTCGCAAAGACGTTCGGTTTCCGCGGTGTCCAGTTCGGCAATTGGGAAAACCAGCAGGAGCGACAGCAAATTCTGAACGATGCATACGAGGCGCTGTACGATCTTGCCGATCTTCTGAACATCCCGCCGCGCGCGATCTCGCTCAATGGTGAACTCGGCGCTGCATTCGGCGCCCGTGGTCACGGTGGAAGCGCAAGGGCGCATTATGAGCCGAATCAGGTTGTCATCAATCTCACGAAGCCGAAGGGGGCCGGGACGTTCGCGCATGAATGGTTCCATGCGCTCGACAACTATTTTGAAAAACAGAGCGGAAACAGGGCGCTTTTAGGCAAGCCGTATCTTTCCGAAGACACTCTTCAGGGGAAACTCCGCGAAGAGCTTTTTAAGAAGTTCGAGGTGTTGAAGGAGGCGATACTCGACAACGAGCGTCCGCTTACCGAGGAAGAAATTGCCGCACGTAAAGAGCGCATTGCAGAAGAACGCAAAGCGGTCGAGGAAGCGTTTGCGAAACTCCGCGAGAATCTTTCCGACGTGCAAAACAAGTTCAACGTATCAAAACGCGCGAAGAACGCCACGGAAGAGCAGTTGAAGCAGTTTGACGATCTTGTCAAGCAGATTGTTTCCGATGATGCGCCTCCGGTAACATGGATGGCAGTCGATTCCAAGAGCAGATACGGAACATACCGTTATACCAATGACCTCTTCGAGAAGCTGAACGAACTTTGCCGCAAGGTGGTCGGATATTCCGGCTTCAGCAGCAAGAGCTATAATTCCGGGTATCTCGGTGAAATCGCAACGAGGATGGCGAATATCACAAAGCAGACAGAGCGGCTTAATCAGCCGTTCCGCGGGCGGACGCAGTATTACCAAAACGCGCTTGATCTGGACGCGAACAGAAGCGATGGATACTGGAGCAGATATGTGGAAATGTTTGCCCGGGCGTTCTCCTCGTTCATCGAAGACAAGCTCGAAAGCGAAGGCCGGAAGAGCGAATACCTGTCCTACGGAAGCGAGAACTCCCTTTACAAATGGGACGTCAAGCCGTTCCCTGAAGGTGAAGAGCGCATGAAGATCAACAAGGCGTTCCAAGACTTCTTCGATACCATGAGATACGAGGAAGACGAGAAGGGAAACGTGAGGCTGTATAAGCTGAAGGAGACAAATGAACATCCGATGCGCGAGGATGTCATTGCTTTTGAAAAAGCAATTGAGGCATACAAGACCAAAACGCTCAACCCTCGTGTTTCCGTTCCTGTAACAAGTCATACGCCGAACATCCTTTTGCGGCTTGATCTGTCTGACAAGAACATGAAAGTGTTTGACCGGAAGATTACTATGCCGTATGGCGTGATTGACAAGGCTATCGGAGTAAAAGAATCAACCGCAAACAAGAATTACCATGCGCTTGATTTGGAAACGCTGAAACAGCTCCCGGAGAACATATACAATCCTGTCATGGTGCTTGACAGCAATACCGAAAACAGTCTTGAAATCTACACTCAACTATTTGATCGCAACGGGAATCCTGTACTGGTCGCCTTGCAGCTGGATGCAAAAGAATCAATTCCCGGAAAACGAGCAAACGAGTATGTCGTCAATTCCATTCGGAGCGTGTACGGGAAAGAAAATGCGAACACTCCGGTTAATCGCCTCTTGTCAGGACACGGGAGATATATCCACCTGAAAAGATTTGAGAGCTGGTCGCGTGCGGCCGGGGTCCAATTCCCCGGGGCTGGCGCAATCAACTCTCTGCCACATACTATAATCGAAGGTTCGGAAAATGCAAGCGAAAATTCCGAAAAAAGTGGAAGAAAACTCAAACTGAAAGAAGATCTCGGTGATTCCCGTATTAACTGGAACAATCAAGACGGTATGGGCGCTATGCCGGACAATGCCAACATTGATTACCGCGGATTCCAAATCGAGCTTACGGCAAAAGAATTCCGCAACCTCACTCCGAAGGGAAGGACGACGAGCGATCTTTCGAAGATAAAGGACGCGATCCGTTCCGGTAAGGGCGTCGCAAGTCCGACGATCTTCGCGGATTGGAACGACGAGAAGAAGCAATGGGAAATCACGGGACACGAGGGAAGAAGCAGAACCGACGCAATCATGGAGCTGTACGGCAATAATACGCTCGTCCCGGTCCATGTTATCCCGTATCACATGCGTGCGCGTGATATAACGGAAGAAATGCTGAATGCTCCGTTCGTTGAACAAGACATTGCTAAATACGATTGGGCGCCGAAATACGAGTTCAATGGTAGGAACAGAAAACTGAATGCTCCTGACAGGCGCAAGTATTCCCTGAAGAACATCTACACCGGAAGTGCGGCAGACTATGACCAGCCGAGCCTTCAGTTTGTAGGTACGGGCGAAGGTGCACAGGTGTTCGGTTATGGCTTGTACGGGAGTTCGGACGAGGATGTCGCACGGTGGTATGCGAAGGAAGATGCAAACCGAAAAAGCCGCGAGGATGTGTTGTGGGATGGGAAACCCGGCAAAACATTCCTCAGAGAGGTACGGGATAGATGGAACTTTGAAGCGGTACACGAACTTCTTAAGGAAACACATGGTGATGTGGATTCAGCAATATCGAAACTGCAAGATAGTATTGAGCTTGCCAAAAAGTTTAATCAGGAGGAAAGCATACGCAACCTCTCCCGGCGGATTGAGATTTTGAACGAGTTCCGCGATCGTGTAAAATATCGTCCGAAAACTGATGATGTGACGGGAAAGCGTAATCTCTACAAGCAAACGTTCTGGCCTGACAAGCAGGAAGATTTGCTTGATTGGGACAACTTTGTTTCGGAAGGACAAGCGGAGAAGGTTGCGAAAGGTATCCTTGAACAGGTAAATCCGAAAAACGTTCCGTACATTGTTTTTCGCATTTCCGGAATGGCTGGCCATTCCCCCATGAATCCGCTGTATGACCTCAGTGTAAGCACAGACCCCGTGGCGGATGATGGTTCTCAGCGGTTGTTCCTGACAAGAGGGGATTCTGACGGTCATTCTGTTACAATTTCGAGCGATGGAACCATACTCAGAAACGCATGGAACGACAGCCTTACAGGACAGCCTTTGTCCGAGTTGGTGGGAGAGTCTGCCGCGAAGTATATCATGGAGCATAGGAACGATGATTCGTATCAAACCTTCGTTTACCATCCATCGGAGCAGGACGCTGTGGATGCTATGGCTCCTGAGATTGCGGCTATGACGGGTGGCGAGCTGTATGAGGAGCTTGAGGATATCTTTAGTACACCCAAGAAGGCCAGTGAGTTTCTGTATAAGGCTGGTGTAGACGGTGTGACTTACATCGGGAATTCGTCCGGCGCCCGCAACTACGTCGCGTTCTCCGATAAGGATATTCGCGTGGACGAACACCGCAAATTCCATATCCCAGAGAAACAGCGGCAACAAGTCAACCCCATCCGGGAAGAAGGGGAGATGAAGGAAAGCTATCAAGACCAGCTCAACAACTACACCTACACCGTACGCGGGCAGAGAATCGTGAACAACGATGCCGGACGCATGATTGCAGGATTCGGCGGCATCAACGGAACGATCAAGGCGATACTCAACGGCGACTTCAAGCCAATGTCGGATACGGCGCAGAGGGCTATGCAGGTCATTATCAACAGTGACGAAGCGCAGAAGCTTTCGGAAGAGGACGGCAAAAAGCTTGCCGACGTATGGAGCAAGTACATGGAAAGCGGCTCTGCTCTCGGTCAGGCTCTTGCCGCACGTCGAATCGGCGCGTTCGACTACACGAACATGGATTCAATCCGGGCGCACATCAACGCGTTCCTCCTGAAGATGGGCAAGGCAAAAGCACAGACGCTCCGCGACGACGTTCTGAAGAAGACCGGAATCGACATTGACGAACTGCCGGAAGACATTGTGACGAATCCGAGGAAGCTGGATGAAGTTCTCCGCGTGATGCTTTCTGATCGTGCAAGTCTGGGCGACAAGTTCTACGAATACTGGATCAACTCGATTCTTTCCAGCCCGACTACGCACGTCGCAAATACGCTCGGCAACGTGGCGAACGCGGCGTATGAGCTGGGCGTGAAGCGAATTGCAGAGGCTATGATCGGTTCGGTTGCCCGTGCTCTCGGAAAGAACGTGAAGAACGCGGCGACGTTTGGCGAGTACAAGCAGATGATGAACGCTATCGACTGGAAGGACGCATGGAGACGTGCGCGGTTCATGTTCGACGTGGAAACACTCGACACGAACTCACGGTTCGATATGGCACATGCGGCGATTGGCGGCAAGATCGGACGTGCAGTGCGCGTTCCCGGTCGTCTGCTCCGTGCCGCTGACGAGTTCGCAAAGGCGGTCGTGGTTCCGGTGGAAGCGGCGGCATACGCATACCGCGAAGGGGCGGGCAAGGGGTATTCCGGCAAGGTTCTTCAGAACTATATCGAAGATCAGCTTCAAGACGAGAACTCCGACGCGAACGCATGGGGCAAACAGCGTTCTCTTGAACTGACGTTCCAAGAGCGCGGCAAGCCGGGAAGCGCGGTGAACTACCTTATCCAGCTCAAGGAATCGGGCGGTGTCGCCGGGAACATTATGAAATATGTTCTTCCGTTCATCAAGACCCCGCACAACATTCTGCGGCAGGGCATCCGCAAGTCTCCGCTCGGCGCGGCGAATCTCCTGTGGCAGACGTACAAGGGCATCCGTGGAAAGCGGGCGTTCGACGCGGAATACGTTTCGCTTGCGGCTGAACAGCTCCTTGCATGGGGCGTGGTTATGGCGCTGGCGGGAAGTGGCGACGACGACGAACCGTTCATCACCGGGTCTTCTCCGAATTACGGCAGTGCGGAACAGCGTTTCAAGGCAAACAAACTGCCGCCGTATTCCATCAAGATCGGAGACAACTACTACAGCTATCAGCGTATTGAGCCGCTTGCTACTGGCCTTGCGTTTATTGCTGACGGCATCGAGGCATACAAGGCCGCAAAACGCGGGGAAGACGGGCAGAAGATCATAGGCAGTCTGCTTGCAAAAACGACGCGCATGGTGTCCGACAAGTCATTCCTTGAAGGTATCGGAAAGATTCAAAAGTTTGTCGAGAACCCGGATCGTTCTCTCAAGAAAGAAATGACCGACTTCTTTGCTTCTTGGTCGCCTAACGCTGTTCGGCATACGATCAACATGTTTGATGATAATGTGCGCGACAACAAAGCCCGCGACAGGGGTATGAACTGGTTTGAGGATCAGTTCTATGTCACGATGAACGCGGCTGGATACATCAAGGCTTCCCCGAAGTACGACTACTTCGGTCGTCCGGTCAAGAAAGATTCTCTCGCGGATTCCGGCCCGATGTGGCAGATGATGCGGCTCGTTCCTATCAAGTCCGTCTCCCCGGACGACAATATGAACAGGGCAGAAAAGCTCATGTGGAAGTACAACATGACGCATCCGGGTGAAGAATACTATCCCGATGTTCCGGCGTACTATTTCCAGCGCGACGGAAAGAAGCTGTACACGACGGGCAAGTATTGGGACGAGTTCGCACAGAAGTCCGGGCAGCTTGCCTTGAAACAAATCAACAATGCTTTCAAGCATGGACTGTTGAACGAGCGGAAGCCGACCGAGAAAGATATCGACCTCATCAAAAAAATCTTCCAGCGGGCGCGGAAAGAAGTCCGAGATGAAATGTACGAGAAGAAACACTATCAGAAATGAAAGTGCGAACACAAGAGTACGCACTTTCCGTATCTATAGAACAAAAACAGAAAGGGGCTCCAAACAATGAGCGACGAAAACACCACAATCAATTCCGCGATCACGGGACGGGCGGTATATAACGTCGTGGTTGAAGACGGAAAAACCGCAATCGTTGATGCCGTGACCGGGCGAATCGTTTATCTTGTCGACGGCGAAATCGCTGGTGGCGGCGTCAAGGTTATGACGACCGCGGAACGAACCGCGATCACGCCCGACGCGGGAGAACTGATCTATGACACGGACCTCGGCGTCCTGTTCGTCGGTGACGGCGTGACGCCCGGTGGAAACGTCGTAGGCGGCGGAGGTGGAGGGGGTGATTATACCTTCTCCAACGAATTTACTGTGACCTCCGAAGACGTGGTTTCCATTAACACAATCTCCGCCTCGAAAATCACCGGCAAGGTCGGCTCTGCGGGCGTTGCAGACGCTCTTGTCAACGGCGCGACGGTTGGCTATGCACAGTCCGCCGGAACTGCTGCGACGGCAACCACGGCGACGACCGCTTCGACCGCAAGCGGAGTTACGCAGGCAGTCAAGGATGACATCATCAGCTCTGCGGGCGGCAGCAGTCTTGACGGCGAAATCGCCTCGGTCGATGAGGTCATGACTGGCATCACGGGCGGCACGACCGCCGTGGTCGATGTTTCCGGGCTTCGCGGCGCACTCACCGCAGGGCAGGCGGTCGATGTGACCAGCCAGCCGGACGGCGTGACGGGCGATTATCGTGGCACCATCAACGTTTCCAGTTCCGTGTTACATTTCGGCTTTGCATCGTTTCCGAAGTACGCTGCAGGACTCACCTACCTCATGATTGCCGATATTACCCCGGTGTCTGACATAACTGTTGGTCCTGGCGGGAGCTGGTTGGATGGTGACAGGACCGGTAAAGTAATTGCTGGTGGAACCACAACGCGCATTGCGATGCTTTTCGACGCGGCTGACGATGGCTATTTCAATTTCGGCAGCCCTCACGGTGACGTTTCTGTGTCAAACCTCCGGGAGTACGAAGTTACCGCTTGCACGAACGAGGCAATCGCTTACATCGCCGCGCTCAGCAGTCCCGATGCGTTCGCCTCTTACTACCTCGTCAAATCCGATATGGTTCAGCCATGGACTTATATTATCGACATGGGAACAAGTCCCTCCGTCACGGTTGCAAGCGGCCTCTCCTACAAGCTCAACGCCACGACCGGAACGCATCAGCTCATGGTCGATACCTGCCCGGCGGGCTATGACGGGCGCGACGCTATTATTCGTATTCAGCTTGGCGGCTCCGGCGTGATTCAGGCAGTTGCTCCGCTCCAGCTTGGCGGTGCGCTCATTCCTTACGCGGTCAATAACTGCGTCGTTCGTTTCAGGGACGGCGAGGCCGTTCTGCTGGTCGAAGACATTCTCGCCGGGTACGTTGTGACTGTCAACACCGGAACGGGCGAGGGCAGTCTCCCCTATGGCCTCGCGGCGAACGGTGTGTCCTATATCGCATTCGGCTCCCAGACGGACGGTCAGACCGTTGACTTGTCGGGAGCCACCACGGCGGCAGAAGAGAAGCACATCGCCGGCAACGGCTACGCGGATACCATCCTCACGGGCGGCATCACCTGCACGAGCAAAACGACCTTCGCCAACCTCACGATGAGCGGAGTCGTGAACAGCGGCGGTACGATGACACTGGGAGACGTGAACATCCCGGCTGGCGGCACGGTCAGCGTCAGCGGCGGCGGCTTGGCGATTGAGAAATTGACCGGAAATGGAGGCATGATTGACCTAGGCGGAACGCATGTCGTAATGCCCTCCAATAATACTGCACATGTCAGCGGTGTAACGTTCACTAGCGGGAACATATCTAACGGTACTTATGGGGGTGTCTTTGAACTCTCATCTAAAGGACTTGTAAACGCCGTATCATGTACCTTTGTCGGTAATTCAGGTGGTTATGGTGGCGGTGCTTTTATGATAGTGAAAGAAGGGTGCACTATCACGGCATCTGGTTGCACATTTACAAACAACTATGCAACATATGGCGGTTGCGTCCATCTGCAATACGATGCAACAGGCTCCCGCACGACCATTGATCTCACCGACTGCACATTAGTCAACAACACAGCAGTCGGTTGCGCCGGAGTCTACATGCGTGGTAAGGGCGTGTCTGCAATGATTTCCGGGTGCACTATCAGCGGGAACAGCCACACGAATTTTGCTTACGGTCCGGGATTGTTTATCGTTAGCGCAGCCGAGGTCTCAATTTCCGATAGCGTGCTTGTCGGAAATTTCACAAGCGGAAACGTGGCAAGCGACTTTGGTGTTGAGGTAGGAGTGTTGCACGCAAACAGCGGAAACACACTCGGAATCGGACGACTGGTCAGCGCGACCGCAAGTATGACGTTTGCAGGGTCCAATAGTCTTGTCAAACTCACGGGGACCTCCGGCACCGTTATCATTTCCTCCGGCGCAGTCGTCGATCTCACCGGAAACACGAATGCCACGCCGGTTGCTCCGGGAGGTGGCGTAATCGTCGATGGCGGTCCGGTCAATTCCGAAACGAAGATCATCGGAAGCGCAGGCAGCGACACGCAGACACGTATATTCGAGGATGCGACGATAAACGGGACCTCCATTTCCAAGATCGGAGCGATTTACGGTGCGACGATAACAAATGTACCTGGACCCGGATATGTTTTCACCTACACGACCGATGGCGGGGCCACTTCCAATACGGCAGCGGCTGGCGATGAAGCCCCTACGGATGTCCCCGGTACATATGGCGCATCTGCCGGGGTGCTGAGCATAACCAAAAACAATTCGTAACTGCAGAAAAGGAGAACGAACATGAAAAAATATTATGATGTAGACGGACACGAATTCCATACTCCGCCCGACCCGTTCCACAGGCGGAGTCCGATGTACAAGGGGGACGGCACGTACAACGACGAGGCTTTCCGCGAAATGGGCGGAACGATTGATGATGATGGGCAGCCGACGCCGGAGGAGAAGTTCTTCTCCGCACTGAACGCTTACCTCAACGACCTCGAAGCCGAGGCAGAACGTCTCGCACTTGACATCTCCATCGACGAGTTCAAACAGGCGGCTGGCTCCATGATGAGTTCTGAACTTATCGCGTGGGCGACAGAGAAAGGCGTACCGGATGAAATGATTGAGATTGTCCGTCCGCAGATTCTGACCTTTATCGCAGACGCGTCCCGGCTCGGTATGACGTGGAGCGACATTTTCCCGGAGGTGAGCGAATGAAAGCACATGACCTTAAAGGCAACGAGTTCGACGTCGACCGTAATCTTGACTGCGTGGAGCACATGCTGACAAGCGGCGTGGAATGGCCGCAGAAAGTCGGTCCTTTTACGTTCAGCGCGGACGATGCGAAAAGCATCATCAAGGCAATCCGGGAGAAAGCGAAATGAGCAAGTACACGAAAGAACAGGCGCGACATCTCTACAACATGGCCTTTGCGCTTGAGCTTTCCGGGTACCAGCTCCTCAAGGATTCGGAAGTCGTCATGCGCGAGTGTAACGGCGTTGGAGCAGACTGGATGCCGGACTGCATGAGGACACTATGCACGAAGCTTAACTCAGTCATGGAGCTTCCTGCTGCTATTCATGACATGCGTTACGCGACGGGTACGACGCGCCGTGACCGGCAGGCGGCAGATATGGAATTCCTCGAAAACTGCATCCGCGTTATTAACGATACATACGCGTGGTGGAATCCGATGCGCTATATCATGTCAAGACGTGCCGTTAGATTCTTCTCCTATCTTCAACTCTTCGGCGGTGTAGCATTTAACCACGGGAAGGGCGAGAAATGACGGACAAAGAAAGGGACGATGCCATCAAGGACTTGAAGGACGGACTGTCTGATGTCAACGGCACACTGGTTTCGATCAATGAGCAGCTGAAGACAGTATTCAACGAGCTTCGTGACATCAAGAACACCTTGCACGGGAACGGACGGCAGGGGCTTGTAGAGCGAGTTACTACGCTTGAGGTCGCAGACAATACAAAAGACAGCACTATCGGCAAGATCGTCGAATGGGGGGCAATCATCCTCGCGGCAGGGCTGTCGCTCTTTAACACTTTTTTCAGACACGGAGGTACACAATGAAACTCATTCTCTTCGCAACTGCATCGGCTCTGCTCCTCACGGGGTGCGGGCACAACATCGGCACCTGCATTCACGGCAAGGTGTTCTGCATCGGGTACGACCCGGAGATGAACAAGTTCGGTATCCAGTATTACGACGGCACGGTCGTGACCGGACTCCAGAAAGAAAAGTCCAAGACGAACATGACGTACACCGATACCGTGAAAGGCAAGGACGGCGTGGAGACGACCGTCAAGCTCACTTACGGCTCTGAGAACGGAGACCAGATCACTGGGTACTGCGTGGACGCAATCGAAGCCTCGAATGCAGCGAAATGAGCATAAAAAAGTTCAGCCTTCTGCCAAAGACTGAACTTCTCGAGGAATAATCCCCTGTATAGATAGGTAAAACCCGTATCAATAATATACAGTGGAAAGCTGTAATGTCAAGTCGATTCGATATTTTTTTCGAGGAAAGATATAATCCGCGCCTTTGTCCGCTCGAAGTTCTCCGGCGTGGTTCGGGCGACAAGGCGACGGATTCTCTCTTTCATGTCCCGTACCGTGACAGCGGCGGGTGTGTCTTCCATGTTTTTGGCCGCCCAAGATTCCGTATAGAGACCGCCGGAAAGCCCCGTTTCCTGTACGGGCTTGTCTTTGAGTTCTTCCAGTATCGCGGCCGCGCCGATTTTCTCCGGTTCCTCGCCGCCCGTGATGTACGAGGGGAGTTGACGCATATACGCAAGTCTCGCGTCTCGTCCGGCGTGATCCATGTAGTGTTTCGTCATTTCGGGATTCAGGTGTCCGACGATGCTCTGCACGACGGGCAGGGGGATTCCGTGGATGCTTGCCATATAGACAAAGGTGTGCCGGAAGCTGTGAATGTCCTTTGTCGAGACTTTGCGGGCGTACCCCTCGACCGTCTTTTCGGTATCGTTGATGCCGACTTCATGGAGTAGCTTTTTGACCTCTGCCGAGATTACCTGTTGCGTACTAAGCTTCGAATACATTTCCGCAAGCTCCGGGAACACATACGGGCTGTCCGGGTGGGCGAGATACATTTCCTGAAAATGCCGATAAAGGCCGGGGAGAATCGGTATCTCCACGGCAACTCCCGTTTTCCGCGTTTTCGCTATGGAAAGAATACGGTTCTCCATATCGACGCTTTCTTTTTTCAGCATACATATATCCCCCTTGCGGAGCCCGGTGGAGATCGCGGTAAGGCAAAGGGAATACACCCAGCCCGTAGCGTGTGCGCCGATCTTCTTCAGCTCCTCCGGGGAATAAGCGTCGCGTGCTACTGAAATCTTCGGAAACGTTTTGAGTTCAGCAAACGGATTCTCAATGATTCCGTAAGTCTTTCCGAGCGTCTTGAAGATCAGCTTTGCGATCATCAAATACGCGTTCCGGGATCCATTGGAAAGGTTGCGTCTCCTGATTTCTCCGTACCATTCAACGGCGTGGATGCTGGTAACGTCGGAGACGTATCGAATATCGGGGTGTGCCTCGTGGATGAACTGGTAGATGTTGTTCCATTGTCCGTGGTAGATCGACATTTTCGCCGGACATGCGCCGGAATGAAGAGACGAGAACACTTTCCAAACCTTATCCTTGTCGAATTCGAGGGCATTGGAAGAGATCATGCGTTTCTTGGTCTGCTCCCATACCATTTCGACGGAGTGTTTCTCCCGCGCCTGCACCCGCAGACGCTCTTCTTCGGCTTTCGCCTTGTCCTTCTCGTTCCGCTTGAATCCCGTGGATCCACGGTAACGGATGCCGCCAAGAATGAAGTCGTAGTGCCAGTAGTCGCCTCTTAGAAACAT